CATTGTATGGGGTGCGCGTGGGGCTGCCCGCGCCCGCACGCATCGGGCCCGTAGCTCAATGGTTAGAGCCGACCGCTCATAACGGTCTGGTTGGAGGTTCGAGTCCTCCCGGGCCCACCACGCAGTCCGATGCGAACCGGCGTTTCCCGGTCTCTGACGAATAGTGCGCACTTTGCGGGCATTTTCGCGGGTTCAAATGGGGGGAGTGCGGTCTCTGCTGCTGGTCGAGGCCGCGATAGCGTCGATTTTGCCCCCGGTCTCTGGGCTCTCCAAACCCGTTCCTGGCGCCGAGGCCAGAGTTGCACGTGAAGAACCGCGATGATCGGCCGGGATCAAATCGACAAACCGAGCATCGTGTATTGGCGAGACCACTCGGCAGGAGCATTGCGCAGGCGAGTGACGCCGATGCCGCGAGGCAGTCGTCCTTCGACGGCAGCCTTCACGAGTTCGGGCGCGAGGAACGCGAGTGAGATCGTCATATTGACTTGTCGAATGCTGCATTTGTCCCGCGCAGCGATTTGCTCGACACTGGTGACGGTGCCGGCAACGATCTCATCAAGCCAACGTCGGCCACGCGCGATTGATGCGACGAGCGTGGCGCGGGTCTCGGCGCGAATGGGTCGAACCTCGTGTGGAGGCACCGATACTGGCACGATGACCTCGCGCCGTCGCTTCATCGGCGTCTTTTTCCATGGGATGCGCAGAACGAGTCGATCATTGTCCACCGCGTTGCGCGGGTTGCTGGGTGCCTTCTCTGCCTTCAGCTCGACCGCCAGCTGGTGCGCTTGCACCTCGACTCGGACGACGTGGTTGCGGATGAGGTCTCGGTCATCACTTCCTGTGCGATCCTCGAAATGCTCGCGGACGGTGCGGGCGACGCGCGCTTCGACTTCGGCCGCCGGCACCCGGCTCACAGATCCGGCACGCGCGGGCTGGCCATGGAGGAGTGGTGATGACAGGTAATATCGATATTTGATCCCTCCCTTGCGGACATGGCTTGGCGTCATCCGGTTGCCACGGTCGTCATAGATGCGACCGATCAGCAGCGATTCGGATTTGGATCGTGCGACCGTGTGGGTGTTGCGTTGCTCGGTGAGCTTGGTTTGCACCGCGTCAAAGAGATCACGATCGAGGATGGCGAGCTGCTCGCCGGGGAGGACCTCGCCCTTGAAGACGACCTCGCCGACATAGAATCGATTGCGCAGAAGATGGGCGAGCGGACCGCGGGTGAACGGGATCCCGCCAACCGTGCGCCCGCTCTTGAGAGATCGCACCTTGGTGACAATCCCTCGCGCGCGGAGGTCGGCCATCAACAAATTGAGGCTGCCAAGCTGCAAATACCGCCGAAAGATAGTGCGGACCCGCTCGGCTTCCTCTTCCACCACAACGATCTTGCGGTCCTTGGTCGCATATCCGAGCGGGACTATGCCCCCGATCCACAGCCCCTTGCGCTTGGAAGCCGCGATCTTGTCGCGGATGCGCTCGGAGGTGACCTCCCGCTCGAACTGGGCAAACGACAACAGGACATTGAGCGTCAGCCGCCCCATTGAGGTCGTGGTATTGAACTGCTGGGTGACCGAGACGAAGGACACGCCATGGCCATCGAACAGCTCGACGAGCTTGGCGAAGTCCGCCAGCGAGCGGGTCAGGCGGTCGACCTTGTAAACGACGATGACATCGACCTTTCCCGCCTTCACGTCCGCCAATAGCCGTTGCAGGGCAGGGCGGTCGGTCGAGCCACCCGAGTAACCACCGTCAGCGTAGCGAGACCGGACTAGGGTCCAGCCTGCATGCGCCTGACTGCGAATGTAGGCCTGCGCGGCGTCATATTGGGCATCGAGTGAGTTGAAGTCCTGCTCAAGCCCATGGTCGGTGGACACGCGGGTGTAGATCGCGCAGCGGACTGGCTTGACGGTCCCGCTCTTCACGGCCGCCGTTCCGATGGCGGTTGATCCAGGCCGAAAAACCTGGGTCCAGACCAGCGGGTGCCGGTCATGGCGAAGGCGACCTTGGACAGGCTTCGGTAGGTCTTGCCGTTCCAGGCGAAGCCGTCGGCGAGCACCATGACCTGCTGCAAGTGACCGTCCCACTCGCGCGTGAGCAGGGTGCCGGGCCGAAACTCGGTTCTGGGCCGGTTGAAGTCAGCCACGAGGCGGTCAATCCGTTCCGCAGACCCCGACCCGATCCGGTCGAGCAGACGCCGACTGTCGTTATCCAATTCGCCGAGTCGATCGGCTTGCAGCCGATAGGCCAGAATACGAAACAGCAGATGGCGGGGCAGGTGAGGAGGTGCTCGCCGCCGGAACACCGTGTGCCATCTGGCGCGGAGTTCCCCAATATCGAGACCGCGCAGACGCGCGATCTCGAAGTCGAGCGACGCTCTGTCCGGCACCGCTGGATCGATTACCACGCGCACCATGGCGCTCAAGCGGCGCGACGATGCGAACGGCGGGAATCGGAGCGTGCACCGCCGCTGTGGACGATACGATAGACCCGGTCACCGTCGACTTTCTCCGAGCGCAGATCGAGGCCGAGCCTCTTGCGCACCACCCCAGCGAAGAAGCCGCGGACTGAGTGCTGCTGCCAATGGGTCGCTCGCATGATGGCAGCAATCGTCGCTCCCTCCGGTCGGCGCAGCATCGCGAGCACTCGATCTTGTTTCGAGCCCGGCCGGCTTTCGCGTGGCGAGCTGGCTTTGGTTTTGGCCTTGCCCGAGTGATGCTTCTTGCGAGCGGACTTCTGTGCTGCAACGGCACTCCGTTTGCGGGAGGCGCTGGTTTTGGATGCAGCCGTTTCGCCTGCGTGGGCGGGAGCAGGGGAGACGCTCGTCTCCTTGGGAGCGGCTGCCGCTTCATCCTCGACATCGATCGCTTCGAGGCCGTTCTTGGTCATGCGAAGCGCCATCGCTCCGCTGTCGTCATCGCGTCGCCAGACCGGCAGCGCGCCACCCGCTGGGACTTCCTCCAGCAGGCCGGCGCGGATGAGCTTATCGACAACCTTTCGGGCGGCTTCGCCCCTGATGTTAGCCGGCAGTTCAACCCCGCGATCATCGCGTTGCGAAGCCGCGGACAGAATGATGAGTTGGGTATCGGTAAGTCTTGACATCGGGATCCTCCGCTGGGTTGGTGCGGCGTCATTTGCCGCCACCACCACAGCCCCACCTTGGCCATGCAGCCGGCGGGGCAGGATCCCGAGGTGCTACTCGCGCCCGGAACGGTCACACTACCGCTCTGTTCGCGACCAAATGCCAGTCCTTTCTGGATAATGTTATTGCTGGTTTGAGGCAGATCGGAGCATGGGATGATCCCCGCGGTGCCGATTTCCATGTGCAGATAGGAGGCGAGCCACGCGATTCCGAAAAGCGGGCCCAGTTTCGTAAAAGATCTAGTATCTTCCGAAAACGCGAGCAAATCTGCTAACGTGAAGATCGGATCGGGGGGTGCCTGCGGCCGAGGAGGCAGTCATGCGAACGATCCCGCTCGTTTTGATCACCTTCTTTGCTCTATCCCTGTCCCCGACCGCCGCGCGTGCTGGTGCTAACGGCAGTTGGTGCGCGAATTACGGCACCGGCCTAGATGGGGCGATCAACTGCAGCTACACCTCGTTCGAGCAATGCCGCGCGACCGTGTCGGGCATCTATGGGTTCTGCACGCCAAATCCGTACCCCGGAACGGGCTATGGGAGAGGCGGGACCTATAATTCGACGCCTACGAGCCGAGGTCGGAGCCGCAGATAGCTGCGGAAGATGGTCCCGACCCGGTCAGCCTCGGCCCCATTGACGGTTATCTTGCGATCCTTGGTGTCGTAGCCGAGCGGCGCCATGCCGCCGACCCAGAGACCCTTGCGTTTGGAGGCGGCGATCTTGTCGCGGATGCGCTCTGAGGTGTCCTCACGTTCAAATTGGGCAAACGACAGCAGTACATTCAACGTCAATCTGCCCATGGACGTGGTGGTGTTGAACTGCTGGGTGACCGATACGAAGGACTCACCATGCGTGTCGAACAGCTCAACAAGTTTTGCAAAGTCCGTCAGCGAGCGGGTCAGGCGGTCGACCTTGTAGACCACGATCACGTCGATCTTGCCGGCGCGCACGTCGTCAAGGAGCCGCTGCAGGGCCGGCCGGTCGGTGTTGCCGCCAGAGAACCCCCCGTCCTCGTATTTGGCTCGAAGCAGGCTCCATCCGGCGTGCGCTTGGCTGCGGATATAGGCTTGCGAGGCATCATATTGGGCGTCGAGCGAGTTGAAGTCCTGCTCGAGCCTTTGCTCGGTCGAGACGCGGGTATAGATCGCGCATCGAACGGGCTTGGCTGATCCCTTCCTCACGGTGAGAAGCCCTTCGGTGGCTTGTCTCGGAGACCGAAGAATTTTGGTCCGTTCCAGTGGGTGCCGGTGATCGCGAATGCGACCCTCGACAGGCTGCGATAGGTCTTGCCATTCCAGGCAAAGCCGTCGGCGACCAC